GCCAGGGTGCGCTGATCTAAAAACACCAGGTCGCATTGATTGGCCCCGGTGCCCGCCGCAAACGCCTGGGAGACGGTCTTGTTGAGATTGTCCTCCGGGATGCGGAAGTCCATAGTCTTGATGGCCTTATACTGCATGACGATGCCCAGCAGAGCGGAACTCAGACCCATGTCAGTCTCCCTCCCGTATCCGGGGATTGGTGAAATTGTACCTCGCCTGGTAGATCACCAGGTGCTCGTTGTCCTCCGATAACCCCGCCGCCGCCAGGCTTTGGTTCACCAGCAGCAGCGGCTGTAAATCCTCCGCCGGCTTGACCCCCAGCAACAGGCGGCGCACCTCCGCCAGGAGCATGAAGGCCCCGGCGTCCCCGCCCCTGGCCTCCTCCTGGCTCCGCAGGCTGCGGCAGCACACGTGCAGCACCGCCGTCACTAATTCCGTGTGGTACGGATACGGCCCCGGGGTGTACTCCGCCTCCCGGATTTCCACCAGCAGGGCCGGAAACCGGTTCAGGAGCACCAGCAGCAGGCCCGACTCCGAGGGCACGATCTGCCCGGCGAAGCCCGCCATCTCCGCCAGCGGCCCCCAGGGCGCCTGCATGATGGCCAGGCGCTCCAGCAGCAGGCGCTCATAGTCCGCAAAGGTGTAATTCATGTTATCTAAGGCGGGCGTCCCCGCCCGCCCTCCTTACCCCCACAGGTAGGCGGCCATCCGGTCGAACAGATAGCGGATGTCCTCCTCCAGGAACACCAAAAACGGCCGGGGCGGAAACTTGGACCCGGGGTGCATCACCCGGCGCACCGGGTGGGCCGCCCCGGGCCAGAACAGTGCCTTTTTCTTCCGGGGGAGGATTGCATGGGCCTTGATGACCCCACCCAACTGCTGGATGGCGGCGTACTCGGCGTTAGTGTAGCCCTCCACCCCCCGGGGCCCGGCGGCGAACCTGATGCCCCGGCGCAGCCGGCCGGTGTCCGTCAGGATCAGGCGGCTCCGCAGGGCGGTCAAGCCCTTGCCGGTGACCCGCCTGTCCCCCCAAAACCCCTCTTTGCCGCCCCCGCCCTTCCGGGCCCTTTTGGTCACCCAGGTTCGTTTGGAGGCCAGCCACGACGCCAGGCTCGCCGCCTTCAGCGGTGCCCAGCGGCTTGGCCGCCCCTGGGCCGCAAAGGTGCGTTCCACCGAGCCCTTCATGTATTCGGCGAAGTCCTGCATCACCGGGGTCAGGTCACGAGTGCGGACCTCCAGGCGCTCCAGGGCCTGGATGGTCTGCTCCTTGACCACGGTGTAGGTTACCTTGACTCCGGCCATGTCAAACCCTGTTAAAACCCGTTCAGGTCGTCCCGGGTGAATACCCGGACGGCGCTGCTGATCTCCGTCACGTCGCCGGCGCCCCCCCCCAATTCCAGGCCATCAGCTCCGATAATCTCCGCCCGCCCCGCGGCCACATCCTTCAGAAAGGCCACCGCGTCCTTGTACTTGTCCCGTCGCGTCTCACTCATCACGCTGCGGCGGGAATACAGGTGATAGGCCGCCATGTCCAGGCTTAAAGCCTTCACCCGGGCCGGCGTCGCCGCCAGGGGCAGCACGTAGCGCACCGCCAGGTAGGCATCGATCTCAGCGTCCGCCTGGGCGATGGCGGCGCTCACCACCTCAGCGTCCGGCGTTTCTCCGGACTCGGCGGTGAGCTCCGCCATCTCCCGCTCCGGAATCAGCTTTAACAGGTCGTTCTGGGTGCAGTAGGCCATCTTAGTTACCTGTTTTCGAGTTTCGGTTTCCGGTTTTCGGTTTTTTTGGAATACCCGCCGCCCCCGCCGATGTTGGTGGGGCGGGCGTCCCCGCCCGCCCTCCTTGCGCTGGCGCCAGTTTGCCACCGGCGCCCGCCGTCCCCACTTTCCGCCGGATGGCCCGTGCCAGATTGACCAGACTCTCCCGCTCCCGGTCCGAGAACTCATAGCCCTCCGGCAGCCGGGCCATTTCCGCCAGCAGCATCTCCACCCGGCCCAAGCGCCGGCTATGGTCTTGCGGCAAACTTCTCATGTTTACAATTCCGGGATCACCAGCAGCTCCGCCGTCCCCTGCCAGACGTTGCTCTTAGATCCCCCCGCGGTGGCGTCCCCGATCACAAACTGGGCGTTCAACAACTGCCGGGCGGTGCCCTCCAGCGAGGGCGGCACCACCAGCAGGTTGGGCCTGATCCCCAGCTTGCGGCCGTCGGCGTTGGCGAACTCCATCATGGCCGCCCGGGCCGCCGGGTAATAGGTGTCGTTCAGCACCTGGGTGGATTTGTAGCCCAACTGCCACATGCCGTAGGCCGCCGCATAGCGGGCGTCAACCCCGTACAGGAAGCTCCGGCGCATGAATACGTTGACATCCGTCTCCCGGTCCATCGTCGTGAGCTGCACCGGCTTGCGGCTCTGGAAAATGAATGGTTTCACCGCGCGACTCACATCGAACAGGTACCAGGCGATGGAGGCACCCGCGTCGTAATTGCCGGTGGTGCCGGAACCCACCGGGTGGTCCGTGTCGAAAAAATACTGCCCGTCATAGCACAGCGCCGCTCCGCCCCCGGTGATCAGATCGGCGATGAGCTGGTTCGGGTGATGCGCCGCCTCCTGGGCCAGGGCCGCCACCACGGGATTGTAAAGCCCCAACTGGTCGTCCTCGATGTCGTTCCGAAACACCTCGATGGTGCTCTCCCAGTCCTTGTTCACAACTTCCCAGTTTTTGCCTTCCAGGGACTTAATCAGCCGGTCGCCGATCCACTCCCGCATCCCCGGAAAATCCAGCAGAAACTTGTAGTCAATGGAGCGGCTGCTGGAAGGCACCATCATGGCCAGACGCTTGTACCACGCGTCCGGCGCACCCTGGAAGGCGGCGTTGAACACCGCCGACAGGGCCGTATAGATATTAGCCAGACTTTCCTGATTGACGATCATAACTGGTATCCTCCTTAGGCCGTGATCAACCGGGTGTATTCCGCCCAGATGCCGTACAGATACAGGTCGTCGGTGCCCATCTCGCCGTCCTTGGGATGCAGGATGATGGTGAGGTGGGCCGGGCCGTTGGGCACGTCCACGGCGGCGATGGTCATGACATACTCCGTCATGGTGACCCCGCCGTCCACCTCGTCATTCGCCCCGGCGCAGTCCGTGTCCCCGGCGTCAAAGTAGGCCTCCATCGTCATTTCCGGGGTATCGTTGGCCGCCGACATGGCCGCCAGGAAGTGGATCTCCACGTCCTCGCCGCCGTCCAGGTCGTCGGGTAAATGGAACACCGCCGCCGCATCCCCCGGGGTGGCGTGACTGCCCCATTTAAGCACCACTTCCTTGTTGGCCAACTGCGCCCATCCCGGGGTCGGGTCGGCGGCGTAGGCCGTCAGCGCCGTCCCGTCCTCCAGGGTCAGAGCCACAGGATTGAGGCGGGCCTTTTTCAGCCGGCTGGCCAACTGGGCGAAGGCCGCCTCCACCGTGTCCGTGGTGAAGTTGGACCCGGCGTCGGCGATGGTCAGGGCGCCGCCGGCCACCATCGCCACCGGCACCGCCACCGCGATATCGATCTTGCCCCGGGTGTTGGAGATATACTCCACCAGGCGACCGCACAGCACATTGTTCCCCGGCGACGTCTCGTCAAAGGTCTGGTCGTCCACCACGTACATCAGGTCCCCCACCATCGCCTGGGTGATGGAGGAGGCGGCGAAGTCGAACACCCCCTGGCGCCGCACCCTGATCCACTTGGCCCCGCTGGCCCCCCCGGTGTTGTCCACGTGTTCCATGGCCACGCCCACAAACTGGTTGCCCGAGGCGTCCACCCCGGGGATGGCGTAGCCGTGGGAGCCGCCCACGCACACCATCGACCCGGCGAAAATTTCCACGTTGGTGTAAACCGGCAGCGCGATCTCCACCCCCTCCTGATAGGAGGTCTTTCTATCAGCCGTCAGTGCCGTCATTGTTGCCCCCTCCTATTGGGCCTGGCCTTCGGCCAGCCTGGTTTTTTCGGCCTTGAAGGCCGCCGCCTCCACCCCCATCATTTTGCAGAGCGCCGTCTCCTCCGGCGTCAGGCCGCCCCCGCCCTTCCCTTTGCCGTTCTGAAGATTCTCCGTGGGCGGCCCCACCACCGGCGCCGCCGCCACGAAGGCCTCAAATTCCTTGGGTTTCTCCTGGGCGTATTTCAAGGCCCAGTCCCGTTGCGCCGGGGTGATCTTGAGAGCCGCCAGGGCCGCCTCCACCGCCTTTTCCGCCTTGCCCTGGCTCACCTCGGCCTTCAACGCCGCCAGCTCCGTTTCCACCTGCCCGAGCCGGTCGGCCCCGGCCAGCAGCCCCTTGACGGCCCCGATGATCTCCGCCGGCCCGGCCCCCTCCTTCAGCGCCAGCACCCGGGCGATCTCCGGGAGGGCCCCGGCCAGTTTGATCCGGGCGTCGGTCAGGGCGATGATCTCCTCGTCCGGATGCTCCCCGGACAGCCCCAATAATTTCATCAGTTGCATTTTCATGATTTGTTCCTCCCTTATTTTTACCCCCACGGCCTGGGCCCGGGATTTGATGCGTTGTTCGATAACGGCTTGTTCCTTCGGATCATACTGGGCCCGGTTTTTCGCCTGGCTCCAGTAGGACCAGGCGGCCCGGCAATGCTCCCGGTCCGGCATCGGATAACGGTAATTCACCGGGTCGGCGAACTGCTCGTCGGGCACCGCGGCCCACTCGCCGGGCTTGGTAAGGTGCCCGCCCTCCTTGATCCCGATGTCATATTTTTTCGCCCGGGCCGCCTGGGCCGCCCGGGCATCGCCAAAGGCCTCCGCCTTGGCCACCAGGGGGGGTAGATTATTGATGGCCGGCACGTTGGTCAGCCCCACGTGCAGCAGCGCCAGGGGCCGGCGGCTGTCCGTATCCACTCTCAACACCGGCGAAAAATAACGGTATTCCTTGTTGGTCAAATATTCCCGGGCCTGGGGCGTCCATTCCACCCGGCCCCACAGTCCGTCGTCCCGCCCCTCCAGTTCCTTGATCCACCCCGCCGCCGGGGCCTGGCCGCCGCTCAGGGACTGATGTTCGTAGTCGATGACCAGATCCAGGCCCCGAGACTTGAAGTTCGCCACCACCGTATCCAGGGCGGCAGCATCTACCTCGAAGCCTTCCCGGCCGTCCCCCAGGTCCACCCGGCCCAGGGGCAGCAGGCGAATCCAGTCGGGCAGGTTTCTCTGGTCCCTGAGGGGCAAGATGCCGAATCCATTATTCATTGACTTTTTCCTTGACAAGAGTTATCTTCAGATCACAGCAGGCTTGAGGACTCGAAAATTCGCTCTGGCGAGTCGGGCGGTCATTACGGTGACGGCCAATGGAGGGAAGGGGCGTCCTCCCATGCCTGCTATATCTTTTCATAACGATCTCCCCCCTGAATATCCGGGCGCTTAACCAAGCCTGCAGAAACCACCCTGTTGGCCATGCCTTTGCCGATTTTTTGGTCCAACCGAATTACCACCTTTATCCAGGAATCCCCGGCCCTGATCCAAGTCATTAACAGGGCGGGGTCTTTTCGGTCCCAATACCATTCGGCTGTAGCGAACTTCTCCGGAATAGCAGCAATTTCTGCCACCGTCAGCGCCGCCCCAGCGGTCTGTTTTACGTCCCGCTGCATGTGCAGCACCGCCTGGTCGTCAATGGCGGTCAGGGCCAGGCGGGGCTTTATTCCCTGATTTTTCAGGAAGTCCAGGACCTGGGGTGGCAAATTGCCCACCGGAAATATTTCCCCCTGTGCGTGGCCTCGATTAACCACTTCGACCACCCAATTTCGATAACCGCCAATACCGCCGCGTTCCCTGGACCAAAGCACCCCCTCCCAGGATGCCAGGTCCTCGGGCCTCAACTGGCGCTTCAGCATGGCAGCGAACTGCGGTTCCTCAAAAACTTTCGCCGCCAATTTTTCCAGCGCCGCTTGTTTAATCCCTACATCATATTTCCCCAAATCCGGCTGCCACTCCTCCCCCCGGGCCGGTGATACGAAATTATTACGAGGGCCAACCCCCTGGGGCAGTTCCCGACTGACTTTCAACCCCTGCGTATCAATCTCGGATTGGCTCAGGGTGAAGGCCCCGCAGCGGCAATTGTAATCCCAGGGCGGCCAGTAGGTCTTCCAGAACTCGTGCTCCAGGGGATAGATCAAGCCGTGCAGCCGGGTGTGGCTGGGCCGGGTGCGGCCGTCCATCACCGCCGAATAGCGGGCATAGGGCCGCATCGCCCTGGCCGCCTGGGCCTGCTCCCAGTGGCCCCGGCCGTAGGCCGACAGCACGTTGGTGCGGAACACCGTCTCCCGGTGCCAGGGCCGGGTCAGGATGTTCTCGGTCTGCTTGACAAAATCGGTCAAGGTCTGCCCCTTGGCGATGGCCGCCAGACAGGCGTTATACACCGTCTGCAACTGGTCGGCGGCGTGCACGTAGGCCGCGGTGAAGGCCCGCACCCGGGCCGCCGCCGCCAGCCGGTCGAACTCCGCCCGGGTCATGATTCTTTTGCTGAGGAAGAAGTTCAC